GGCCCCGCGAGGGGCCCCCGGCGCAGTGCAACACATACTGATCTATGGTGTTAGCAACACTGTTGATCAGTGATTGAGGGGAGTACCCCTCACGGATCCATTCCTTCTTCTACCTGAAATGGGGTGACTTATTTCTTTAGTCACTAGGAAGCGGTACATCTCTGACTGGTTTGACCAGCAGGGACGAGCCACTACTATAGAGTGGAGCGAAGATGCATTTGGAAACCTCTTGTCTCCAAAAGTCAAGAAGTTCTTCATGCTTCAACGTATTCCAGCTCTACCCATTGGCTCTGAGATTACTCAGAGCGAGTCGCATCCTTCCTGGGGAAGACATCTCCGTAATAGAGAGTCTCTCCAGGGCGATGTTGGTGGATCGTTCTACAACAAGAAGAGCGGAGTACGTCTTGTTAACGCAGACGCACAAAAGCTCGACGGGTTGCAGCTCGATAACAGCTTCTTTCCACCTCGCAGAACCGTTGGTATCTACCACGGTCCTGTTATGGCGGAACACCCTGGTGGTATTTCGCTCCCAACGCTTAATGAGGATAGCTTTGCTACCCTCTCGGCAAAAGGAACGACTGCCATCGCAAGGTGTAAGCCCACTAACAACGTTGCCGACCTGTCCAACTTCCTCGCTGAACTCTATCGAGACGGGTTGCCCAAACTTTTTGGTGCAACTCTCTGGAAAGAGAGGACCTTCGCCGCCAGAAATGCCGGCGAAGAATACCTAAACGAGGAATTTGGCTGGAAGCCCATGGTGAGTGACGTGCAGGATATTTTCCACGCAGTCACTCATGCTCACGATGTTTTGAATCATTATGAGCAGAACTCCGGCCATGTGGTGAGGCGGAAGTATGCGTTCCCGGTAGAAGAGTCCACAAGCTCACCAGTACTCGTTAGTAATACCCGGTCTCCAATCATTTTGACTGGAACCCAAGGTCTTTACTTCGATACTGGTAAGTCTCAGAACGGCAAACTCTGGGTGACAACCAAGACCATAAAAAGGACTTGGTTTTCAGGTGCCTTTACCTATCATCTGCCTTCCGGCTACCGTAGTCGGAATGCGATGATTCGGTACGGGACTCAAGCAAGGACCCTGCTAGGTCTGCGCTTGACGCCTGAAGTCATCTGGAATGCCGCTCCGTGGACGTGGGCCATTGACTGGTTTTCCAATGCGGGAGATGTTGTTTCCAATCTCTCGGATTGGGCCACCGATGGACTGGTGTTGAAGTATGGTTACATTATGCAGCAATGCATAAGTGAAAACACATACTTCATGGAGGGCTATGGTAGATTACGATCTACCAATGTCCACGTGTCACCCGTTGTTGCTTACCAGGAAAGTAAGCGACGCGAAGTGGCAACACCGTTTGGGTTCGAGCTAAGCTGGAATGGACTTAGTCCACGTCAGCTTGCTATCTCTGCTGCACTGGGTCTTACCCGGCGCTAGCAGAAATGTGCTGTCCCCTGTGTCCGAGCCAATGGGGCTCGTGACCCGAGCTCTAGGAGTGATGCCAGTGGCATTTACTGATCCTCAATCCATCACTATTTCTGGTACAACGATCTCCCTCCCTCGTATTTCTACGATGGAAGATGAGTCGACGTATCAGTCTGGTGATGGCCTTGTGCAGGTCCAGGCTTCCCACGACAGTGGGAAGCGCAATCGGCACCTGCTCAGGGTTAACCATTCGAAGCTCGCTCCAGACCCGTTCCGGCCCACGGAGAACGTCAAGGTTTCGATGAGTCATTACATCGTCTTTGACGTCCCCGTCGCCGGTTATACGGTTACGGAGCAGCTCGCTGTGTACACCGGTTTCAAAACCATGTACACGGCGACTTCGGATGCGCTCGTCACCAAGCTTCTCGGTGGCGAGTCGTAGAGGACCTCGGTCACGATCCGATCGCTCGTTACTTTTCCGAAAGGAGGGTAACGTGTATCGGGTCCGACCGAATGTTGGGGGCAACTCAAGTCAGCCTGCTGAAATGACAGTCTACGATCTTGGACCAAGGTCCTTGTTCGTAATTCTGCTCATATT